TGGTAGTACTTACGATGAGGACATCGGCACACCTGCAACTATTGGATTTGGTAACCCAGACACTGCTGACATTGCTGATGCGAATGCAAACTTTGAGTGGATGTATGGACTTAATGGTGCAGTCAAAGGAGCAGTGCCTAAGTTTCTAGGTTTTGAGGATTGTTATGACTCTCAATTCTTTTACTATCTCTATGATACGTCGTATCCGTGGAATGGTCCTCTCTTTAGTGTGCAGTATGCGTTGACTGATGCGTCATGCTGCCCTAATACAACGTGTACTGACGAAGGTGCTACAGACACAGGTGGTAGTGGATACACGTCTACGCAATCTGTGCCATGTTGTAGACCTAATGGACACTTCTATTCGCATTTCTATCAGATTCGTCAGGATTCTTGGGAAACTACCAAGACTAAGATGATCATTTCGGATCATACTGCACAAGCATCTGCGGAATCCTTTGAAATTATTGATACTGACTCCCCTCGTATCCTGTTTAGATACATGACTCGCAGTGGAGACTTCAATAGAGGGGAAAAAATCAACGGATGGAACATTGTTTCCGTGTTTTATTACGGTGATGAGTTGAAATGTGGATTGATTGAGTTAGAAGGAGGCACAAATGCCTTCACTTATGACAGCACTTACACTTCAAGTGACGGTGGAGAGATAAAAGTCCTTGCTGGATACGGTATTGCAGACAAATGTGCGTTTGCTGGAGTGTATGAATTCCCTAAAAAGGTAGATTTCTACAAAGTTGAGCTCAATCCTAAGGCACTTATACCTAATCGCACACTAGATGAGTTTAAAGGTGAGGCAATTATCAATAATGCAGGTGGTGTTGCCGAAGTTGTCATCGTTAACAGTGGTCGTGGTTACACTAAGAAGGCAAAAGTGCAGTGTATCACACCAAAAGTGCTGAAAAACTTCTCTCCAACGGATAACACTAACCATTTGGAGGATTTAATTAGCACTGAGATCGAAAGATCAGACGGATCTGTCAATGTAGACGGGATTGGGTTTGGAACAACTACTTTTCAAGATAAAAGTCCTAGCAAACAAGCACAAATTGTATCTGGTGTATTTGGAACAACGGGCAGGGTGGGACAATTTCCCCCTGATCACGATGGAATCAACGCGAAAATCACTCCAGCAGTGTTGAAAATTGAAAAGTTTGATGAATTTGGTGGAATTGAGCGGATTCGTGTCGTAGAAAGTGGAGCAGGATACGATACTGAGTTTGCTCCACCCGTATTTGTGATCGATCCTGAGTTTATTGATTACAAAAGTCCCAATATTGGCGATGTTACTCAGTTAGCACAAGGAATTGCTGATCAATTTGTAAATATTGAGACCCCATGGGAGGGTTATAGTCCTGCTTTGATAACTGGAGAGGGTGAAACTGATACAGATCCTGTAGAATGGGTCAATATGCCTGACAATGACTTTGGAGGCACACCAAAGAAATTTAAAAACTTAAAAACTAAGGGACTTGGCAAACCAACCAGTCCTGGACAGACGGCAAATACGGGATTTACCATCATGAGTACCCCAATTGCCTCTTCAGCACCTGACTCTTACATCAGAATTGCAGAGGTTGACACCGATCTTGAGACAAAACTGTGTTTTGATCTACCACCAGCGTGTCTGGAGATCAATGCAAGGAGTAATGTACTCGATGCTTTGCCCAAAAAGGAATTCTGGGAGCTTATATCAAGAGAAGATGACCGAATCAAGACATATGAGTCCGATGTGATGTCTGCAGCATACGCTGTTGCCGTAGATTTAGAGGAATACCAGGAAAAAATGTCTCATCTGTACGGTCCTTTCGACAAAAGTCGTTGTTTGACCATGGGTCAACCCAAAGTTTACAACATCAGACGCTGGTTTGACATGCCATGTGCGTATCTTAGCAATGTTGAGAAGGGATCTGCCATTCTGGATGAGCTTGAGGAAGGTAGAGACGCAGATGATACCCGTGCCTTCGGTTATTTGCCTTACAAATACTGCGCTTCCAAGGTGAAGGAAGCAGAATTCAATGTAAGTATGGAAATCCAAGGAAAAACTATTGGATCTATGGGTCAAGACTTCATGGATTACCTAGATGGATTCAAAAAACCTAAAATGACACCGCCAAGAAGTCCAAAAGCACCATCAGGAGGTAATGGTCGCGATGGCAGTGACTATCAAGTATGGAAATGTAACAACGGCAGCGTTGATGGACGTTGTTATCGTAATCCTAACGATGCAAATGACATTATCTTTGTGCCTGTGGGTCAAGATGAGAATACTTACGACTATAACCAGAATGGTTACAGTGAATATGAGCAGTTTCAGTTATGGTTAGGTGATAATCTAACCAGTGGAAGTCTCACAACTAGCACTCCTACTTGGAGTTGGCAAGAAAACTATCAAACAGACGGAGGAACTACTACAGATCCTACTACTGGAGAAACCACTCAAAATCCTCCAATTAATAATACTGCTAACTTCGGAGCAAACGCAGAATATACTGCATTTGAGGTGGACTGTAGTCCAAATCCAGCTGACACCAATCAACCAAACCATGATTGTTGGGACAAGTTTGTGCGCCGCTCTGGTGCCCCCTCAGATGCCCCTCTGGACGTGTTTTGTGGTTATGACGCTAATGGTGACGGATTCGGTGGAGAGCGTTTCTGGGAGATTACAGGACCTGGTATGGGCACTGAAGAAGGAGGTTGGACAACACCAACAGGTCCAACCAATCCATTCTGCTCAGCGTGTACTGGATCTGGTTCGTTATTCCTAGGATACTTAGCATTCTTCGCTTCAGCCTTCTCAGGGGGTGGATCCACACCAGCGTGTGGTCTACAATCAGTTAATGATGCATCTATCGCTTGTGACCCAACCAGAATATATACTGACAATGGAGATAAAGTTTTAGTCTTAGGATCATATACAGGAACTATGAGAGTTAGAAACTGGTTGACTGGAGGTGTGCAGGCATTATCAAATGCCATCAATAATCTGGGTAATCCTTACTTCACTGAATGTGATGTTGACAGAGGATACACTGATGGACGAGGCATTAACGAGGAATTCTAAATGGCATATGGATTTTTAAAACCAGTTGGATCAATTAATGGGATGCCTTGCTCAGGGCATGGTCTTTGCATACCATCAACTATCCACTCAGTGCAGGCGTGTGGCACCCCTCCAGTGCCCTACACCATCCTTATTAAGAATTTTACATGCTGGTGGCCACCAACATCTTTAATCCCCCTTACAGGACTTAACCCAATAAGAGCAACAGTGTTGGTGCAGGGATTACCTATTCTTTGTGGTGGGGATGTATTTACACCCCATGTTTCAGTGTGTACCAATATTATCATTTACATATGTCCCTGTCACAAAGGTATGTGTCCTATCCCAACTCCTGTTGCTTGTAGTCTCTTAACAATTGAAGATGCTCCAGGAACAGGACACGCTAGAGTATTAATGCCTACTACACTGACAGTGTATGCATTCAAGGTCCCCGTTGGTAGGATTCTAGATCCTCTAGGTGTCGGATTCCCTGGATTCTCTTGGCCTTGCTCCTCAGTGGTTGCATTCGGACATCCAACTGTGCTATCATCCTAAAGTAATCTACATAAGAGAAATGCCTAAGAGAGCGACGACTGGACTGGTTAAAGACGGTTGGGTACCTGGCAATCCCAAAACTACTCGTCAGGGAAATTCCAAAAACACCAAGCATTCGGCAACATCTAGAAATGCTGCGGGTAAGCGTTATCGTGGACAGGGTAAATGAGACCTGAGACTAGAGAATCTATGGAGATGCTCTTTTCTGCAAAATGGAATGTCCCAAAAGCAGCAAAACATTGCAATCTTACTGAAAAAGAAATGAAAATTACATTCAACGAGTATTGTGCCTTTCATCAACCAACTTGGGTCTGTGAGGAATCGGTATAATGCCTATAAATAACTTTACCAGTGGAGGACGTGAGTAATGGCGAATAGCCCAATCCCAGATCAGAGTAAAGAATTTCTAAACTCTGGCATGAGACTAATTACCGATCCACGAAGTGATAAATATCTCAAGATGACTTCTCTCGATAATAAAGAGAGAGCAGAAAGAGAAGAAAAACAGAGGTAGTAAATGCCTGCTTACAGATTTAGATCTGATCAATACGTCAGTAGAGGTTTTAAGGATTTGGCGATTTCATTCGCTGCTAATCCCTCTACTGACGATTTTGGTGCAGTGAAAAATGAAAGAGCAATTAGTCAATCAGTGAGAAATCTACTATTGACTATGTTTGGTGAAAGACCATTCCAACCTGATATTGGAAGTAGACTTAAAGCTCTTCTTTTTGAACCATGGGACCCATTCTCAAAAGATGCAATCCTAAGTGAAATTCGCAATGTGCTTCAACGTTTAGAACCTCGTATTGAAGTAACTGATGTCGATCTACGAGATAATAGCGACAACAATGATATTCATTGTGAGCTTGAATATAAGATCGTAGGGCAATCTGTTACTCAATCAGTCGAATTCCTTTTAGAGAAGACCTAAAATGTCTGCAATACCCTCACAATTAACATCTTTAGACTTCTTTGAAATTAAAGAGTCTATTAAGTCTTACCTTCGAACACGTAACGAGTTTAGTGACTACGACTTTGAGGGTAGTGCTGCAGCGTATCTAATTGATATTCTAGCATACAACACATACTATACAGCATTTAACGCTAACATGGCGTTAAATGAAGCATTTCTAGAGTCTGCTACTGTAAGAGACAATGTAGTCCGCATTGCAAAGCAGTTAAATTACACTCCTAGGTCAATTAAGTCACCTAGAGCCTGCGTTACGATACGTTGCCAAACACAATTGGCGTTGAATGGATCTACATATCCTGAGTTTTGCTCACTTAAAGCAGGGGATGTCTTTATTGCAAGTAATTTTAACGATGTATATACTTTCTGTGTAACTAGAGAGTTGCAAACTACGGTAGATCCTTCTACAGGTATTGCAACCTTCGACCCTGTGCTGGTATATCAGGGCAATTTGCTCAAGTATAACTACACAGTTGATTATACAAAGAATCAAGACTATATCATTCCAGTTGAAAACGTAGATACCGCTTTGGTTTACGTTGATATCTCGCCAAATGCACAGTCTCAAGAAACTGACACTTACAGTTTGTCGAGAAACGTAACTTCTCTCGATGGCACGTCGCGTGTTTACTTCCTTGAAGAGACTGATGACCTCAGATATCGCCTAATTTTCGGTGATGGTGTCATTGGTCGTAAATTAATTGATGGTGAATACATCAGACTCAGTTATGTAACCACAGAAGGTGAAGAAGCAAATGGTTGTAAGGACTTTAACTTCATTGGCACTATTAAGGACAGTGATGGTAGAGCAATTGCCCCAGCAAACATTGCTGTAGTGACTAGAGAGTCTGCTGCAGATGGTGAGCAACGCGAATCTTCACTTTCTGTTAAGTTTAGGGCACCAAAAGCATTCGCAACTCAAAACAGAGCTGTGACTGAAGCAGACTATGAGCATATTGTCTCAGAGATATATCCACAAGCAGCTGCGGTTACTGCATATGGTGGTGAGAAACTAACTCCCCCTGTTTATGGAAAAGTATTTGTTGCAGTTAGTCCCAAAACAGGCAATAAACTGAATGAGACTACAAAAGCGAAAATTAAGAATGATCTGAAGAATTATACGGTTGCATCTATTGATCCTGTGATCATTGATCCTACTGTCTACTACATTATCCCCAAGTCCTACGTTTACTACAACGGAAACGTTACAAACAATACTGGGTCCCAGTTGGCAAGTAACGTTTTGCGTAATATTGACCAATTCAACAAAGATGGTCGAAATAATCGCTTTGGTGGACGTATTGATGGGTCTAAGTACAACGCAATGGTTGATAACAGTGATCCTGCAATTGACGGCACTGTTACTCAGATGACCGTTGGACAAAACCTTGACCAATTCACTTTTGGTAATGTATTCACCGAATGTCTAGATTTTAAAAATCCACTTTATGATCCAAACGGATTTGCTGGCACCCCAACAGGTGGCGGTACAGGTGGCACTGGCGGTACAGGTGGCACTGGAGGCACTGGCGGTACAGGTGGCACTGGTGGCACTGGTGGAGATGGCGGTGATGATCCAAACTCAAATGAAGATGGTCCTTGCTCATCTAATGCAGATTGCCCTGAGGGACAAATTTGCGTCAATGGCACCTGTCAAGATGCGGGAGATAAAGGATCATGTAGTCCTTCATTCTCAGTTGTCAAATCTGGCACATTCTATGCCACTGGTTATACTGACGATTTAGTTGATTTGACTTTGGGTGGTGGAGGAGGAACTCCAACAGGTGGTGACGGGGGTAGCGGCATCTCTGCTGGAGATCTGTCATCTCCCGTAGTTGCTTCAAACGCAGTTACTGATGAAAATCAAGTTTTGGTGCCTGTTAATATCAGAGATGATGGTAATGGTAATCTTATCTTGGTTTCAAAGAGAGATGAGGTTGAAGTTGTCCTCAATGATTCTGTGGGTACAGTTGATTATTCAACAGGTCAAGTTTGTGTTGGACCTATTGCTATTTCAGGAACTCCAGATGACACACCTCGTCTTCCAATTCAAGTATTACCATATAGTGGATCGATTATAATCCCACCAGGGGTTATTCCAACATTATTCAACGTAGATGTCTTCCCAATAGATACCACAACTACGAATATTGCAATTCCCAATTTCGATCCCAACAACTTTAGTGGATATAATTACGGTGATACTGCGGGGATAAATATCATTGAATATCCAATTGATACATTCGTGTATCCAGTAGATACCTCCTGTTTCTAAGTTAGATGCCTACTAAGAATATTAACATATCGGACAGAGTTGAAAACCAACTCCCAGAGTTTATTCGTCAGGAAGATCGACAGTTTGTCGATTTTCTCTTCCAGTATTATAAGTCTCAAGAGAAGACTGGTCGCCCATACGACATTCTAAATAACCTTCTTAGTTATTTGGATATCGATAATTATACTTCAGATGAGTTATCTTTGGATACTCAACTGTTGTCCGATATTGGCATCACCGATTCTAAGCTCCTTATTGAATCCATTGATGGATTCCAGGAAAATAATGGATCTATCATGATTGATAATGAGGTCATGTACTACGAGACAGTCTCTCGTGGTCCTGATGCCATTATTACTCCAGGGGTATCACCTAAACAGTTTGATAAAAAGAAACAGCAACTAGAGAATCCATTCCCTCTATTTGATGGTGTGCGAAATACGTTCCCGTTGGCATTTCTGGGCACTCCAGTTAATCCAACATCTACAGAACATTTAATTGTCATTGTATACAATGAAATGTTAGTCCCTAATGTGGACTACTACGTTGAAGGGAATCAAATTAGATTCCAAGTTCCCCCGAGGTTAAGAACAGGTGCTGACGACTCTCAGTTTACTCAAATTACATATCTTATCGGGTATGCCGATCAAGCGATCGTCACAACTGATGATATCCCAGTTGAGCAGTGGCAGGGTAAGAAAAATTACGCTCTCAGAGTAAATCTTGCAAGTTATACTCCAACCTCAACGATTGGTCTGGTTATTAATAAGAATGGTGTACTTCTAAAGGCATATGAAGATTTTACTGTTTTCCGAGATGAGGTAATCTTCAAGTATCCACTGGGTGGCAGTGAACTGATCAATATTAGATCAGTTGAATATATTGCACCACCATTTGGATCTGGGGCTAGTGCAGTTGTATCTGTTGGTGCTAATGGTGAAGTTGATCGCCTAATTCCAAAAACTGGTGGCGATAAGTATAGACTTGATTTTGCACCTAAGGTTGCAATTCAAAGTAACAATGGTAGAAATGCTACTGCTAAGTCTTTGGTCAGTGGAATCAAGGATATTAACCTAATTGATGGTGGACAGGGATATACATCCTTCAACCCCCCAATCGCTATTGTAGGACTTCCTGGAGGCGATGGAACGCTTGCTCAGATCGATCTTACAGTAAATGACACTACAGGTCAGGTTGATAGTCTAACTATCATGAATTCTGGTAGTGGATACGACTTCATTCCTTCAATCACCTTTATAAATCCTGGTGGTGCCACAATTGGGCAACCAACTATTGATAGTGAAGGTCGAGTAAACATCGACAGTATTGAAGTTTTGACCATGGGTCTTA